GCGTATCTGTTCCGCTGGAAGAAGAATTTTTCACCTTTGATGGTGACCACGCTGCATATCCTGGTGGGTTCACAAAAGCGGAAAACAATGTGAACTGCCGATGTATCGTGCGACTGACACTTGATGTATAGCGGGTAACCGCTTTCCATGCCAGTAGGGAAACTGGCTTATCAAAAACGCAAACTCAAGACAAGAGGATAAAACAGAAAAACATGGTGAGGGAACACCTTAAAACGCAAGGAGGACTTTGAAATGAGTTATTTGAGTGATTTGCTGGGTAGTGCCTACAAGGAGGGCATGACCGAAGAAGAAATCTCTACCGCGCTGGAAGCCGTAGGTAACGGTAACACTGCGGAGGTAAACAGGCTGAAAGCCGCACTGTCTAAGGCTAATTCCGAAGCCGCAGAGTTCAAGAAGCAGCTTAGAAGCAAGCAGTCCGATGACGAAGCCGCTGCCGCTGCCCAGAAGGAGGAACATGAGAAGCTTGTCAAAGAGAATGGCGAGTTGAAGCGTTCCATTGCCCTGTCTGAAAGCAAGGGTAAGCTGCTGGCAATGGGCTATGATGAAAAGCTGGCTGATGAAACCGCTGCCGCTATGGTGGATGGTGACATGGATAAGGTTATGGCAAATCAGTCCAAATACCTTGAAGCCCAGAAGAAGATTATCCAGGCTGACCAGATGCGTAAGACTCCCCGTCCTGCTGCGGGTTCTGAAACTGGCGGTATGGATTACGCGAAGAAGATTTCCGAAGCACAGGCAAACGGTGACTTTACCGCTGCCGCATACTATACCCGCCTGCAAGCCCAGGACACGGCTGATGATGCAGGCAAAGAATAAGATTTGGAGGTAATTCAAAATGGCTGACGTTTTTGCAACCAGTTTCGGCGTACTGAATTATAGCGGTATGCTGTTCAACAAGGGTAACGTGCGTACCCCGCTTTCTTCCATCATTGGTAGTAAGGCGAAAACCACGAACCATGTAGAGTTCGTTACTGGTCAGGAGTACACTTCTGGCGGTGACGGTTCTCAGCCTGCAATCAGTGAAACCGCTTCTCTGACTGCTCCTGACGCGTCCGTTGTGACCCGTGAGCAGAAAACCAACGTGACCCAGATTTTCATGGAGTCCGTGGGCATTTCCTATGCGAAGCAGTCTAACATGGGTACTCTGTCTGGTATCAACATTGAGAACCAGCAGGCTAATCCCATGAATGAACTGGACTTCCAGGTTGCGGCTAAAATCCAGAAGGTGAACCGCGACATTGAGTACACCTTCATCAACGGCGAGTTCCATAAGGCTACTAAGGACAGTGAAGCCAACAAGACCCGTGGTCTGGTTCCCGCTATCACTTCCAATGTCACTGCGATGGGCAGCAAGCCCCTGGGTCTGTGGGACATTGCTGACATGATGAAGAAGATTTATGGTGCCAATGCTCCTACTGACGGTCTGTGCCTGTGGTGCGATGCGGTCACTCTGTTCCAGATTAACGCTGACGCTGTTCAGAATGGTCTGACTGTGGTTCCCGCTGCCCGTGAGATTAACGGTATCGCACTGTCCAGCGTGATTACCCCTCTGGGCGTTGTCTACCTGCATCTGGGTGAGTGCCTGCCTGCTGGTACTGCGCTGCTTCTGAACCTGGACGTTATCGCTCCTGTGTATCAGCCTGTTCCCGGCAAGGGCAACTTCTTCCTGGAGCAGCTTGCTAAGACTGGCGCAGGTGAGAAGTATCAGCTGTTCGGTCAGATTGGTCTTGACCACGGTCCCGAATGGTATCACGGTAAGTTCACTGGCATTTCCACTGCCTTTGAGAAGCCTACTTACAGCCGTAGCGTTTACGTGGCTAACGCTGCTGAGTTTCCCGGCGCAGGTGCGTAACTAAGGAAGGAGGGTGGACAACATGACTGATGCTGAAAAGCTGACAATGCTGAAAAGCATGACGGGTGAAACGGATAATGACGTGCTGTCTACCTACCTCACCCTGGCTAAAAATGTAGTAGTGACAAAAGCATACCCGTATGGGACGGGAGCGGAGGAAGTGCCGACTCCCTACCATACGGTGCAGGTTGAGATTGCGGCGTACATGCTTAACAAGCGCGGCGCGGAGGGTGAAACGGCGCACAGTGAAAATGGTGTGTCCCGCTCCTATGAGGATGGCGATATTCCCCCTACCTTGCTGCGGCGCATTACCCCGATGGTGGGGGTGCTGACATGAAGCTGATGAAACGAAACCTGACCCCCGTTCACTACTGCCTGTATCAGGAGCGGAAAGCTTTGCTGGATGCTAACGGATATGAAACAGGTGAATACGGCGTTGGGTATGCTGAACCCGTCAAATTGATGTGCAGTGTGTCCCCGGCAACGGGGTACGCGCAGGTGGAGATGTTTGGCAATTTGGAGTCCTATGACAAGGTATTGATTACTGATGATATGGACTGCCCCATTGATGAAAATACGGTCTTGTTTATCGACAAGGAACCTGCTTTCAAAGATGGTAAACCGACCTATGATTACACGGTTCGCCGTGTGGCAAGGTCTTTGAACGCTATATCGTATGCAGTAAGTAAGGTGAAGGTATCGTGAAGAAGCGCGTGATTAAAGTCAAACTCACTCCTGCTGGAATTGACCAGGCTATCAAGGAACTTGAGGACTACAAGAAGTGGTTGGTCACTAAGACTAAAGAGTTCGTGCAAGCCCTGGCTGATGAAGGTATGGAAATTGCAAAAGCAAAGTTCGGAAATGCCGTCTATGACGGTACAAATGATGTATCTGTTTCCGTTGAGCAGTGCGGGGATTTCAAGACCGCAGTTGTGGCGGTGGGCGGCGCAACGCTTTTCATTGAGTTTGGTACAGGCGTGAAGTATCCCGACAATCACCCGGAAGCTGGCAAGCACGGTATGGTTCGCGGAGAGTATGGCTACCGACTGGGTAGACTGGAACAAGGTTGGCGTTATCAGGGTGACCCCGGAAGCCACGGTGAGGTTATCGCAGAAGGAAAACATGTCGGAGAGGTACACACCTATGGTAATCCTGCCAACATGAGCATGTACCAGACTGTCCGCGAGTTGGAAGAAAAATTTGAGGAAATCGCAAGGAGGGTGTACGTATGATTGACTGCGAAAACGAGGTCTATACCCGCGTTGCAAGAGTCTTACGTGAGAAGTTCCCCGGCATTGATATTGCTGGTGAGTATGTGAACGCTCCTTCCGTTTTCCCTCACGTGAGTATCACCCAGAGTGATAACGCGGTTATATCCGCAAAGATGACCGGGAGTGCTGAATTTGCACAGGTCATGTTTGAAGTAAACGTCTATTCCAATAAGACGGAAGGAAGGAAAAGCGAATGTAAGTCCATTATGAACGTGATTGATGAAATCCTGTTCAGGATGAACTTCAAGCGTTTGGCACTGACTCCTGTTCCTAACATGGAGGACGCGACAATCTACAGATTGGTTGCCCGATATAGGGTAGCCACTGATGGAAAACATTTCTATAGGAGGTAAAAGACAATGGCTGCTACAAGCACTTATATGACTTTCCTGATGCACAAGAAGGATGGCGCGGAAGATTATGAGAAGCTGGTGGATATTACCGAGTTCCCTGACCTGGGTACTGACCCTGAGATGCTGGAAACCACCACTCTGTCTGACCGTATGCAGACTTTCATCATGGGTATCCAGGGTAACGAGGGTCTGAATTTCAACACCAACTATGACCATGACGGCTTCCTGGCACTCAAGGAACTTGAGCGCAAGTACGAAGGTTACGCTGTCTGGTTCGGCGGTACTGAGAACGAGGATGGCACTGTGACTCCTACTGGCACTGAGGGTAAGTTCTCCTTCACTGGTCAGCTTTCCGTCCGTGTCACTGGTGGCGGCGTGAACGAAGTTCGCGGCATGGGCATTATGATTGCCCCTTCTACTGTCATCGCGTATGAGTAAGCCGCTGGGCGCACTCAATTTCAAGAATTGGAGGATTTAAGCAATGGCTAAACAGATTAACTTCACTTACGAAGGTAAGGACTACACTCTGGAATTTACCCGGAGAACAATCAAGCAGATGGAGGACGAAGGGTTTGTCGCAAGAAACATTGATGACCGTCCTATGACCCTTCTCCCCGCGCTTTTCGCAGGTGCTTTCAAGGCACATCACAGGTTCGTGAAGCCTGACGTGATTGATGCTATCTACGCTGGTATGCCCAATAAGGACAAACTTATTGAGAAGCTGGCTGAGATGTACAACGAGCCTATCGCGTCCCTGATGCAGGAGCCTGATGATACTGCAAAAAACGTGGACTGGGCGGCGAACTGGTAACGGGTTCACCGTCTGCGGATGATAACAGGGGCGGCGGCACAAGCCGTCCGTCCCTGCTTTTGCGTTACGAAGATAAAAAGTTCGGTGAGAAGTTTGAGGAACTGTGCAGTTACTACATGAGCATAGGCATGTCCTATCACGATTTCTGGGATGGGGCTGCTGACATGGTGAAGTATTACCGTGAAGCTGATGAACTGCGTAGGGAGCGTA